AGTCGTTTTTGAGCAATTTGATGTCTTAACCTCTACTGAGATCCAATCTCAAATAGAAACAACACTTTCTCTTTATGAACCAAGAATAAAGGTAGATAGTGTACAAGTAGAAAATGACTATGAAGCATTGGAATTTAATGTGACTATTAAATACGATATTATTGGATTAGATATAGCACCACAAGAAATATCATTTGCACTTCAGCCAAATCGATAAATGGCACTAGTAAATTTTTCAAATATAGATTTTGATCAAATAAAAGTTTCGATCAAAGAATATCTAAGATCAAACTCAAACTTTACTGATTATGATTTTGAGGGATCGGCACTGTCAACAGTTGTTGATGTCCTAGCATATAATACGTATATAACCTCATACAATGCTAATATGATTAGCAATGAGGTCTTTATTGATAGTGCGACTCTTAGAGAGAACATTGTTGCACTTGCAAGAAATATTGGATACGTTCCAAGGTCTAGAACATCAGCAAGAGCAAATATTTCCTTCTTTGTGGATACCAATTCCGTAACTGGAAACAAACCAGTGTCGTTGACTTTAAAGAAAGGTTTGGCTTTTACTGGAGGTGGATATACTTTTAATATTTTGGATGATATTACAAAACCAGTTATAAATGATATTTCGACATTTGAAGAACTTGAACTTATAGAAGGGACTTATGTAAATGAAGTTTTTGAAATTAACTATAATAATCCAAATCAAAAAATTATATTAGGAAATATAAATGTTGATACCTCTACAATAAGAGTAAATGTAAGAGATGGAAGTGATAGATCATTATCAAGAAAATATAATTTAGCAAATAGTTTATTTGATGTTAAACCAACTTCAAAAATATTTTTCATTCAAGAAGTTTCTGATCAAAGATATGAATTAATTTTTGGAGATGGAGTATTTGGAACTAAACTTGAAAATAATAGTTTAGTAGAAGTTTCTTATTGTGTATCTAATGGTGATGTTGCAAATGGAATTGATGTATTTACATATTCTGGAAGAACGTTTACAAATAATGGTGCATTAGTTACTAGTGATTTTTCTGCTGCATCAACTATTGCAAGATCTAGAAATGGAAAAGAAATTGAAAGTGTAAATTCTATTAGAAATTATGCTCCAAGAATTTATGCTTCTCAGTATAGAGCCGTAACTGCTAATGATTATGAAGTTCTTGTTCCTCAAATTTATCCAGAGACAGAATCGATATCAGTGTTTGGTGGGGAAGTTTTAAATCCACCTCAGTATGGAAAAGTTTTTATTACTATTAAACCACTAAATGGACAATTCATACCAAATTTCGTAAAGCAAAATATAGTGAGGGAACTCCGTAAATATACGGTTGCTGGAATAGTTCCAGAAGTTTTAGACCTTAAATATCTTTACGTTGAATTTGATACCAGTGTTTACTACGATACAAATAGATTTGGAAGTCCTTCCGATCTTCAAACATTAGTTGGAGAAAATATTGATAGGTATAGAAAATCTAAGGATCTCAATCAGTATGGTGCTAGATTTAAATATAGTAAATTTATTAGTATTATTGATAGAACGAACGAATCCATAACATCAAATATTACTACCATTTCAATTCGCAGAGATCTTAGAGCAGCATTGAATCAATTTGCTGGATATGAGATATGTTATGGAAATGAATTTTTTATTGAATGCGAAAAAGGATATAATTTAAAATCTTCTGGATTTAAAGTTCCTGGAGTCTCTGATATTGTCTATATTACAGACATTCCAAATTCAGATTTAAAAAAAGGAAAATTGATTTTATTTAAATTATCAGAAGAAAAAACACCTATTGTAGTGAGAAAAAATGCTGGAGAAATTGATTATATAAAAGGAGAGATCCTTTTATATCCAATAAATATTATTCAAACCAGTAAAACAATTGGAAGCGAAAATATTGTCGAATTGTCATTAAGACCAAAATCTAATGATATAATTGGATTGCAAGATCTTTATTTGCAATTAGATGTTGCATCATCAGTCATAAATGTAATACCAGATACAATCAGTTCTGGATCCGATACTTCTGGTTCAATATTCAAGTTTTCATCTAGTTATTCCAATAGAAACCAAATAGTAAGAAATTAATATGAAAAAAACGAATGTAAAAGTAAGCTCTATTGTAGAGTATCAGCTTCCTGAATTCGTAAGAGTAGAATATCCTCTATTACCTGAGTTTTTAAAGGAATACTATAGATATACTGAAACTAACTTTGGACCTTCTGATATAATATCAAATATAAACGATTATATCAAATTAGATTCTCTTAGTAATATTGCGGATGTTTTTTATCTTTATAATGATTCTTACATTGTAGAATCTGTAATTAAAAATGCAACTACGTTATCAAATAATGAATCTGTAGTTAAAATAAAAACAAAAACACCTCATAATTTAATTAATGGGGATTTTGTTGATATTATTCCATACCAAGAGTTTTCTTCAGAGTTGAGTGATCTGATTGATTTTAATACATATGGATTTGCTGGAAGAAGATTTTCAATTACTTTAGATTCTAATAATCCAGAATATGAATTCTTTTTGAATGATAGTACTATTGGAATAAATGATAAAAATGTAATAAATTCCAACGGCGTCTCATTGATTGTTAAAAGTACAATCAAATCAGATCAAAATCAAATTGTAATTTATTCAAAGGCAAATAACAAAAAATCATTACCAATAAAATATGGTCTAATTCAAATTAATAATGAAATAATTTTATTTAAAGATGTAGATGAAAATGTCTCAACTATTAATGTAGATGGTGAAGAATATATTGGAATTAAACTTTTAAACTGCATTAGAGGATTTAGTGGCACTACATCATTAGGAAAAGATACTGAAGATGAATTAATTTTTGAAGAAACTTTATCTGCAGAACATTTTGTAAGATCTGAAGTAATAAATTTAAATTCTATTTTTCTAAAGAAATTCCTACAAAAAATAAAATATCAATTTTTACCTGGATTTGAAAATAGAGATTTAAATCCAGATTTAAATGAATCTATTTTTATAAAGCAATCAAAAGATTTTTATTCATCGAAGGGAACAGAAGGTTCTTTTAAAATTTTATTTTCAGTTTTGTATGGAGAAAAGGTATCTGTAATTACTCCAAGAGACTTTTTGCTTGAACCTTCAGATGCTCAATATAAAGTTTTAAGAAATTTAGTAGTAGAACCAATTGAAGGGAATCCAGAAGATCTTTTAAATAGAACTTTATTTCAGGATGATGTTGGATTCATTAGAAATGCAAGAGGAACAGTATCTGCCGTAGAAAGAATAGAAAGAAGTGGCAGAACTTATTATGTAATTGGTATTGATGATGGATATGAAAGAGATATTAATTTTAGAGGAACTCTTTTTAGTAGTTTTTCTATTCACCCTAAAACATATTCAATTGAAACTATTTTTCCAAATTCAACAACTATAGAAGTTGATAGTACAGTTTCATTCCCAAATTCTGGAAATTTGGTTGTTAATACAATAGATCCAGAAACTCAAACAAAATTAATTTATAATATATCATATCAGTCAAAAACCCTTAATCAATTTTTGGGATGTAAAACTATAGGATCTATTATTGATAATATTAGAGATACAATATATCCAAATAGTGAAGTATTTACAGATACATATGCATATGGTTTCACTGGAGAAAATAACGATAAAATTGCAAAAGTCAGAATATCTGGTGTTTTATCAAATTTTGAACAGAACGAGCAGACATTCCTTTATGAATCTGGAAATAAAATTAGAGTTAGATCTTTAGGAGAAGAATCTGGTAGAAAAAAAGATAATAATTGGATATATAATATCCCAATTACATATGATATAGATACTGCTTTTGTCGAAGATATTTTAGATAATTCATATAGATTAACTTTTGCTGATCAACATAATTTTCACAAATCAGATACTTTTTACATAGACCAAATTCCAGATAATTTCTTAGTAGTAAAATCTGTTCCTTCAAAAAATAGTATTGTTGCAAGATTAGACAGTCCTGTTGGAACTCCAGATCAATTTGGTAGAGTTGTTCAATTAGAAAGATATTCTATAACAAGGTTATTATCAAAAGGTCTTTTTGATAATTATCCAGATTTGAATATCTACAATTCAAACGTTCAAAATACTTATCTAGATAAAGAAAAATCTTTATATATTGCCTCTCCATCCTTACCATCATATTCTGATATATCTGGTGGACCATCTCCTTTAGATATTAGAGATGGATCAATAAGTGGAAAATTTTTCTTTGGAAAGGAATTTATCAATAACGGTCAATCTGATAAATTATATTCCGATGGATCTATAGATTATTCATACTTTACGACTTATGCCTTAGATGCTACAAATAATTTAATAGTAGTAAATCATGGGTTTTTTACTGGAGATGAGGTTGTTTTTAGATCCGAAGATCCTAGAAATGCACCATTTCCAGATGGAATTTATTATGTAAAAGAATTTAGATCTGAAGGAGATCCATATGGAATTAAACTGTCGAGTAGCAGATCAAACATTTTAAATGAAAAGTATGTAAGTCCTAAAATTTTTCCACCATCAACAGTTCCATCTATAACAATTGCAGATTGTTCTATCCAATATTATTCATTTTCAAAGATAGATTTCAAATCATTAGATAATTTTAAACCTCAGATTATAGGACCGCAAAATATTATTAGAAAAATTTCTGATCCCATACAAGATACAGTAGTATATGATACTCTTCCTGGAACCACAGGTATTTTTCTCAATGGTGTAGAAATTTTAAATTATAAGTCACAAAATAGTATATTCTATGGTCCTATAGAATCTGTAGATGTTGTATCTTCTGGGTTTGGATATGATGTTATAAATCCTCCAGAATTTCTAATAGAAGATTTTGGGGGAGCTATTGTAAAATATAATGCAAAAAGTTCAATACCTCTTCTTTATAATGACTCTCCAATAAAGTTTGGATCTGTTGGTGGAACCATAATAACTTATGGAGGTATTGGTGGGGAAGAAATAAAACTAGGTGAAAGATTTTTATTATTAGGAAAAAATAAACTTTATATTAATCAAACTGGTGGAAACACTCTGAGAATAAATGGATTAATAGTTACTGTTGGTGGAAGTGGTGGAACAGCATTATCTTTAGGTGGTGAGCAAGGAATTGATATTAGAATATCCGACGATTTTCTAACATTGGGAACATTAGGATCTGGGTGTGAAATTTACCCATCCATTAATGGAAAACTGGAGAAGGTAAACATAATATATCAGGGCTTCAATTATATTGGAACACCAAAAATTAGTATAAGAGGTGGTGGTGGAACTGGTGCATTAGTTGAACCTATTATGGAATCGTTTGAATATGAGGCACCATTTTACCCACAAGTTGGGTCGATGAATATTGGAAATAATACTATAGGATTTGCTACTTATCATAACTTTGAAAACTATGAAGAAGTTATTTACATAAGTGGAATTTCAACAACAATTTATGGACTTGAAAATAGAAGTAGATATATTGTTTATGTTGAAGATGAAAAAACTGTCAAATTATATAAATCAAAAGAAGATGCTTTTGTTGGTATATCAACTGTTGATATTAAAGCATATTCAACTGGAGTACACTTTTTAAAGTCATCAAAAAATAAATCTAGAATTGGAGCAGTTAATGTACTATCTTCTGGAAGTGGATATAAAAACAAAAAAACTTCCACTACTCCATCTAATGTAAATTTAGTTACTAATGTTATAACAATACCAAAACATGGTTATTCTAGTGGAGATTTAATAGTTCATTATAGTTCTGGAAATCTTATTGGCGGAATTAGTACAAATACATCATATTATGTTACAAGAATAGATGATGATAATATTAAATTGTCTGAAATTTATACAGATCAGTCATATTTTGAAGCTCCACAAGATTTTCTATATCAGACAAAGCAATATTTAAATTTAACTAGTGTCGGTACTGGAATTCACTATTTCAATTATGATCCAATAGTAATTTCTGTACAAGGATTTATTGGAGTTTCTACATCAGCTGGACAAGATTTAAACGCAAAATTACAACCAGTTTTTAGAGGAGAAGTAGATAAAATATTTGTTTCAAATAAAGGATCTGGTTATGGATCTCCAGATATCTTAAATTATGCAAAGCAGCCTGCTTTAAATGTTGTTAAAGGAAAAAATGGACAATTAATACCAATAATTTCATCTAAAGATGGATCAATAGTAGAAGTTTTAGTTACAAATCAAGGAAAAAATTATGTATCTATTCCAGACATAATTGTTAGGGGAGATGGAAATGGAGCTGTTTTAACTCCAATTTTAAAAGATGGAAAAATTATAGAAATAAAAGTAATTTATGGTGGATTAAATTACAGACAAGAAAATACAACAATTGATATTATTGATAGAGGGGAAGGAGTAAAAATATCTACAAATATAAAGACATGGAGAATAAATCTTTTAAAACGATATAGATTAACAAACAGAGAAACAAATGATGGTGGATTCGTATATTCTGGATTGAATTCCGAGTATGGACTTCAATACACCCACATATATCTACCAAATAAGTTTAGAGAGTTAATTTATAATGATTATTTTGAAGATAAGTCTACCGTTGTTGACATAGAAGCTGATAGAAGTTTAGAAAAGAGACACTCTCCAATCGTTGGATGGGCCTATGATGGCAATCCAATATATGGTCCATATGGATATGAAAATGCAGAGTCTGGTGTAATAAGAGCATTAAGATCAGGATATAGTCTTTTTGAGGGTCTTGAGAGAGTTGATGGCCCACCCCTATCTCTGTATCCAAATGGATTTTTTGTAGAAGACTATGAATATAAAGTTGTTAATAGTGGAGACTTAGATGAATCTAACGGAAGATATTGTAAGACTCCAGAATTTCCAAATGGAACATATGCATATTTTTGTACTATAGATACGACTCAACCACTTCAAGATGGATTTGGATATCCTTCAGCTTTTCCTTATGTGATAGGAAATAAGTATAAATCTAAACCAATTGAATTTAACTTTGATGCAAAATCAAATCAAAATGATATTGATATCAATAAAACTGGTTGGTATAGAAATACTTCTCCATACAATATTAATGGCAGCAAGAATAGTAGATATCAATATCTTTTAATTCCAAACAAAATCAAAGATCCAATAAGTCAAATAAAATATGCAAGTTACGGTGAGATTGAATTTGTAGATGTTGTTGTAGGTGGACAAGATTATAAAATTGGAGATAAAATTAAATTTGAAAATGGAGACATTATAGGACAAAACGCAACAGCAGAAGTTTCAGAAATATCAGGTGTAGATGTTAGGTCAGTTAGCGTAGCTAGATCCACATTTGAGAATGTTGAATTTGGAAAATTTGGCAATGGAACAGAGTTAATAGGATTTACCAATACACCACATGGATATACTTCTGGTGATATTGTTTCAATATCAACTCCTATAGAAAGAGTTGTATTTAAAGATATCAATTTTTATGTTAATAATTTATTCCTAACAAAATCTGTAAGATTACAATCTCAAACTGGAATCATTACTTATTTTGAAGTATCTGGAGATTTAAATTATCCAACAATAAGAGAGAATGATATTTATTATATTGTAGATCCTGGATCGACTTCAAATTCTAGAGAAGAGATAAAAATTTTAAATATTGATAAGAAAAATAATATTGTAAGGGTTTCTAGAAGTAACAATGGATATGTTGGTTTGGCGACATATCCATCTGGAACTAGACTTACCGAAAAATCAAGAAAATTTAATAGCAACCTAGGAATTCAAACATATTATAATTTTAATGTCAATTATGACTACTATTTTGATGCAACTGAAGTTGTTGGACTTGGTACAAAATTTGGAACTGGAATAACAAGTACAATATATTTTAATTATCCAAAATCTGGAATTACATCTTTATCGATACCAACTAGAACAATTTATTTGAAAGACCATGGATTTAATACAAATGACCCATTAAAATATAGTTCAGATGGATTTATCTCTGTAAGTAGATCTAACAATATTTCAAACACTTTCATTGTACCTCAAAATTCAATTGTATATGCAATAAAAATCAATGACGATTTGATTGGAATATCTACTGGTAAAGTTGGATTTGGATCAACAGGAATATTATCATCTATAGGGACAAATATAGATCCATTATTATGCTTTAATTATGCGGAAGGAAATTGCAAATTTAAAACTTTAAAGCAAAATGTTTTAACAGCTAAAGTATCTCAAAGTATCGTTACAGTTTCTACATCATCTACTCATGGATTATTGAACAATGATGTAGTTGACATTAAGATAAATCCATTAAATACAAAAACTGTTTTTATTGAATATAACAATCAGGCTAGAATTTTAATAGCAAATCCCATAGAGTTTCAAGATACTGATGTAAATTTGGATGAAAATTTATTTTCAATAAACAATCATCAATATAAAACAGGAGATAAAGTACTTTATAAATCTGAAACTCCAATTCTTGGATTGGAAGATAATGAAATTTATTATGTAGTTGTGACTGATAGAAATAACTTTGGTCTTTGCAATTCTTTATTTGAATCTAAACAAGAATTTCCTAAATTTTTATCTTTAAATTCATCAACAGACGGAAAATTTTATCAGATAAATCCAGAAATTCAAGTAATAAAAGGTCAAAATGTAGTATTTGATATTTCTCACAATTCTTTATCATTTACTCAAGGATCATCAACTCAAAGAATTCCATCTTTCACTTTTGATTTATATCAAGATTCAAATTTTAATCATAAGTATATTTCTTCTGGAAAAACAAATATATTTGATGTATCAAAAACTGGAATAATAGGAACATCTGGTGCAAAATTAACCTTAATAATTTCTGCAGATACTCCATCGAGTTTATTTTATAAACTGACTCCCCTGAATATTAATGGAAATCCTCCAGAAAAATTGGGAATTTTTATAGATTCTGAGCAATCTAATAATAATAAAATAACAGTAACTTCAAGTAAGTATGATGGAAAATATCCAATTTTTGATCCAATAGAAAGAGATCCTACTTTACCTCCCTTTGAATTTTCTGAGTTTAAATATCAAATTCCAAGAGATCCAGAATCTGAATTTTATGATAATGAAAATTCTATTATATCTTATAATACAATTTCTAAAAATGCATTTGGATCTATCGTAAAGGCATCTGTGAAAAACAAAGGAAGATATTTTTATAGACTTCCAACAAATACATTAATTAAATCGTCAAATGGCACTGGTGCCATTGTTAGTGCCAATAGTACAAATATAGGACAAATAAAATCAGTAAATATAAAAGACATTGGATTTGATTACCCATCAGATTTAAGTATTAGAGCAATTGCAAAACTTCCAACCATTTATAAAGTAGAACCATTATACTCAATTGAAAAAATAACAATAATATCTAATGGAATAAACTACCTAACGGCTCCAAATATTGATGTAATAGATGCAAAGACTAAAGAATTAATAACAGATTTGGTTCTTTCTTATAATTTGGGAGATAATTTTGTAACTATAGTTCGTAATACTAAAAATTTATCCAACGTTGTCCCAAGATTAGTCCCAGTAAATAATAGTAATGGAATACCATTACTATTGAATCAGGGAAATCCAATAATTTTAAATTTAAATACAAATTCTGAGCCAGAAGAAGTTCAATTAGCTAATGATTTTGCCCAATTGGATTTGGAAGATCCAGATATAGATTCTTTATATTCTAATTTATTATCCGCATCTCCAACAAGAGTTCAAAGTTTACCATTAACAAATTTACCAACAATACAAGTATTTTTAAAAACAGAATATAGTTCTATTTTAGATTTTCCTTTTGAGTTGGGTGATTTTGTCTTTATTGAAGATGTAATTACCAAAGAAGAAACTAATGGTGGATCTAGCAAAGGATTTAATTCGGATGCAAATGGATATTCTTTTTATAAAATCGTAAAAGTAGATCCAAATATAGGAGGTTCTGGTGCCTCAATAACTCTAGACTTTGACGGGTATGTTGATGAAAATGTTCAAGATCCAGAAAATAGTGATTCATATAAAGTTGATGAAATATTATCCGAAGCATCTAGAGTTGTTCCTGTAAAATATTTTCCAATTTATTCAGTTGTACTTCAAAAAAATAATTTTATTCAGGATGAAGAACTGATAACTGAAGATGGTACTTCAATAGGTATAGTTGAACAATGGGACAGTTCAAATGATTATCTTAAAATTGCAGAAACTGTTGTCTTTAATGTTGGAGATACAATTATTGGACAGACTTCAAAAACAAAAGCTATTTTATTGAAAAAGATAGATTTTGATGCTGGGTACAATATTTCAGATAGTTCAGTAGTTTCTATTGGATGGGATTTAGATACTGGAAAATTAAATTTTGATTTGCAAAGAATACATGATAATGATTATTATCAATATTTTTCTTATGCATTGAAGAGTAAAGTTCCAATTGATAAATGGAACGATGATGTTGGATCTTTAAATCATACTGCAGGATTTAAAAGATTTTCCGAATTGGAGTTAGAATCAACTCCAATAAACTATTCTGGAATAACAACATCTCAGGAAGCAATTTCTTTTGGCATAAGTGATATTATTTCTGAGGTAAGTGTTAATTGTGTTTACGACTTTGATTTAGTTAGAGAAGTAACTTTTGGCAATCCTTTAAAGTCAAATGAAATCATTTTTAACTCAAGAATTCTTCAGGATTATATTGAATCAATATCAAATAGAGTTTTATATATTGATGACATAAGTAGAAATTTTAATGCTCTACCAAGAGAAACTAATTTTTCTGTTGTGGCAAGATCAGATTCTACTAAAATTAGATCCAAAAAAAGTTTCTTTTATATTCAGGATAGAAGATTTACTGATGATAGACAAATGCAAATACTTACTACAATTCATGATGATGAGAATGTTTATGTAGGACAGTATGGAAGACTTGAAACAAAATATGACATGGCATATTTTGAATCGGTAATTATTGGAGATTCACAAGTATTGCAATTTTATCCAGCTAGAGATGAAGTTAATAATTTCTTGATTGATTTTGTAGTTTTTGAATTAACTGATGACCCAACAGAACTTGAGGAAGTGTCTTTTGGTGATATTTCATATGTTTATAATCAAATTGGAGTTTTGACTTCAGGAACAAATCAAGGAGTTGGAACTACGGTAGTTGGAATTGGATCTACGTATAGATCTAGTAAAATATTATTGCAAGTATCTTCAGAAAATAGAGATTATTTTGAGTTCAACGAAATAAGTGTTATTCACGACGATTCTGGTAACGTGGCGTTATCTGAATATGGTGAATTAACAACTTCCAACTTAGAAAATGAAACTGTTCTTGGAATATGTTCTTATTCATCTGAAATGAGTTCTGATGGTACGACCTTGAACATAATTATGACTCCATATGAAAATTTAACTCAAAGTTATGATATAAAAACAATAACAACTTCAGTTTCAAATGAAATTATATCATCAACTCCAAGTTCTTTATCTTTTGAAACTGGGCAAGTTACTTCATTTACAATTTCTGGAATATCCACAGAAATTCCAGAACCTATCGTGGCAACTCAATTTTCACAACAGTATAAGTGTTCTTATATGTTTGTTAATGTTATTGGAATTCAAACTGGATTAATTACACCTTATAATGTTGGAATAAGAGATCATGGTGTTTCTGATTGGTATGCCTTTGAAGACACGACTGTGAGATATTCTGCAATATATCCAGAAACTCAAATTTTTGAAGTTACTCCAGAGGGATACGTATCTACAATTTTAACAACTTCATCAACAAATCCTCAAAGTGGTTCAATTGGAATAACATCTGGATACAGATATTTTGGATCTAAAGGTGTTCATTTTATGTCCGAAGGATCTCAACACTCAATTGCACCAGTTTCTTATGCTTCAACAACATTTGGACATTTTATTGCAGACAGAGGATTTACTCCAGGAATAACAACGTTTTTTGTATATTCTCCATTTGAGTCTACTGAGGTTAGACTTTATGACAATTCTCCAAATGGAATTGCTGGAATTGCATCGACATCAATATTCCTCAATTCATACCAATCTGGAATTATTACAACGTCATCTTTAAGTAGTTGGGTATTTTTTGATTCCGATTCTCCAGTCATAATGACAGTCTTGGGTCCAGGAGCACCAAATGGAAATGATAAGGCAATTTTATCACCATCAATAACTGGAATAGGAACAATAAACTACAAATATTATCCAAACTCTTTGATAATTCCATCAACTGAAAGGCAAAGAACAGCATATAACACATTCCCAAGTGGATCTTCTGCAGGTATAACAACTTCTGGAGTTTATGATTCTCTGCCCGTCATAGCAATTAGGCAAAGTGATGGAGCAGGATCGGATCTTGTTCATGGAATTTTATTAGATAATTTATCAGATACCTATTCTTGGGGAAATACACTATCTGATTATGTGATTGCCGCACCTTATCCAAATACGTATGTTAATGTATCTTATTGGAATGGTTCCTTATGGATATTAGGAGAATCTCATGATTTGTCAGGTGGAACTTTTGATAATCCAAAAATTACTCAAAGAGATGGAACCACTGGATTTGGAACTTGGGGAGCATTTATGGATGGATTGGCAGTAAATCTTGGTTCTGGATCTACTATTTGGAAATTTGAATCGAATCAGCCATTTGCTCTTATTGTTAATGATACTGATAACGATGAAGAAGTTTTACTCGGATTTTCAAGTGCAAGGTCAATAAGGCCAATAAATAAAGAATATAAAGCATCTGAAATTCAATTAACTTCAAATACTGTAAATTCATATATTAGTGAATATGGAGTTGTTAAAATATCTCCCTCTGTTGGAATTGGTACAGTTGGAACTGGATCATTTTCAAGTCGTTTAATTGGAGGAAATACTCAATTGCTATTTACTCCATCTCCACTAATTGAATATACTATAAATGCATTCCAAATAAATGTAGGTCGTCTCTAATAAATTTAAAAAAATAAAATGCCAATTATTAATAGCGGTTCTGGTTTTTACATTGGAAGAAGATTTGACGTTCAACTTAGTGCTGAACTGAGACATAAAGGTGATCCAATATTTGAAAGATTTTTCAATGGAAATAGTTACGATATAGTCAACGTTATTGATAATACTATATTACTTCCAAATCATTTTTTTAGAACTGGAGAAAAAATTACTTACCAATATGAGAATTTTTTCAATTTTTCGGATGCTGCAATAGGAATTGCTACAACAACAATAAGTGGAGTTGGTAATTCAATATCAAAATTACCACAAACTCTTTATGCTGTAGTATTAAATGATAGATTTATTCAACTTGCTGCAACTAAAGAAAGAGCACTAAAAAGGATACCAGAAGTTTTTGATCTAACATCTGTTGGATTTGGAACATTTCATAAATTTATAGGAGAAAAGCAAAATACTAGAAGTTTAATTACGATAGATAACGTAATACAAACACCAGCTATCGATACGGAAGTTAAAACAAAACTTATAGAAGATTTATCTGCTGCCAGTGATCTTTTGGTAGTTGCAGGTCTTACCTCATTTTTTAATGGGGATTTGATTAGAATTAATAATGAGATCATGAGGATTAATTTGCTTGGGATTGGAAATACCACCTCAATGATTGTCAGAAGACCTTTGTTGGGAACAGGAATAGTAGCACATTCTTCTGGTGATGACGTTGTTAAATTGAACGGCAATTATCAAATAGTTGATAATATAATCTATTTTCCAGTAGTTCCTTTTGAAAAATCCCCAACTACTGATTTAGAAAGAAAAAATCCTTTAGATAGAGATTATATTGGAATTGAAACATATTCCACTTTTGATGGAAGAGTATTTTTAAGGTCTGGATTTGAAGATAGCAACATTGGACCATATGATAGAAACTATTTACTTGATGATATTTCAAATCAATTTCTTGGAATATCCACACAAGCAGTATTGAAGCAACAAGGGCAAAATGTATCTGGATTTTCTACTGGTAATGCTTTAATTTTAATCAATAATGTATTTCAAACTCCCGATTTTATAGATTATGGATTAGGAGAAAGTTCTGGAATTACTACCATTTCATTCACTGGGAAAAAGTCTTCAAATCCAGAAGATATAAACACAGCATCAATTCCTAGAGGTGGAATAATAGTATCTGTAGGAACAAATGAGGGATTTGGATATCAGCCATTGGTTGCTGCAGGAGGAACAGCAAAAATTTCAAATGCAGGTACTGTAGAATCTATTTTTATTGGATATACTGGATCTGGATATAGAGCTGCAGAAACTTATATATTAGAATCTAGAATATCTTCGCCATCATATGAAACAGTAACCTCTGCTGGAATTCCTGGATCATTTTCGGATAGATTTTTCCTTGAAGATAAAAATGGATTATTTAAAAAATTAGAATATTTTTTGAATGCATCTCCATCTGCAACTTGCATCTTATCTATAAAAGATAGTATTGGAAATAATTATCTAGAGAATAATCAATACACAAAAATAGTTTCAGTTGGAAATACTTACGTTACCATCCAAAATAGTTTAGATGCTTGGTCTGAAGTATTTGATTCTAGCAGCTTTAATTTTTTATATTCTACCAATTCAACACAAGCATCTTTTGCATCTACTGATAGAGTCAAAGTATCTAGTGTTATAGATCCCAGAACTAATGCTGGAATAGATACAACTTCAGAAGATTTTTATATTACATTAGGTTCAGTAGCTACTAATGAGAAAATAATTTTTGTTGATACTGTAAATAAAATTTTTATCTTAGATAATCCAACAATCGGCCCATACGTCAATAATACTGCGGCAACAATTAAAACCTTTTCCCCAGGAGTAGTTCAAACAAATGTAGGAGATATTGCATATATTACTGTAACTAATCCAAATGTTGGAGTTGTTGATATATATGTAAATGCAGAAAAGCAGTTTTTAGCTACTTCTGCAGATTATACAAATACTACTGGAATTGTAACGATTACTGCTCCAGGTATTGGTGTTGTTAAAGATGAATTAGTAGAACTTAAAAATTTCAAGTACACATGTGATAGTGGAGGAACTTTTGGGGATGCATATGGGTCATTTAATAAAAGAATTGGAATAAATTCTATAATTGTAAATAATAAATTTTTCAACGTTACAGAAGCCACTTATGATCCAGTATCTGGCATCTCAACTTTGACAATAGGAATTCATTCTGTAACTAATGGAGATAAAATATTCATAGAACCAGAATCTTTGGGATTCAGTTGCACTTTAGATGGAAATTCAACAATAACTTATTACCCAAGACCTGGAGATCCTGCTTATAATTCCACAGTAGGTGTTATTACTTCAACTGCTACCAAAATACAGATAAATGTTGGAACTGGAGGAACTGATACCTCTTTACACACATTCAAAAGAATTTCTGATTCAACTTTAAGTTCAAATGCTATTAATTTTACAACTGCTAGTTACGATCCTTCAAGTGGAATAGCAACTTTAACTATAGGAAATCATTCTTTGATTCCAAGTGACTCTTATGATGTTTTATATGCAAATTATGATCCAATTAGTGGAATAGCTACATTATCAATTACTGATACATCACATCCACTTGAAATAGGTCAAAAAATAATTATTTCACCACAATCTCTTGGATTTACTTGTACTTTGGATGGAAATTCTTCAGTAACATATTACCCAAGATTATCGGATCCAGCATATGATTCTTTGTTGACTATTACTTCAATTGGATCGACAACAATACAAGTGAATGTAGGAACAAGTACAGATACATCTTCACATACTTTCATTGGAGTTAATACAAATACTCCCAAACCCATTAAAGCTTCTTTGGGTGATTTTATTTTTATTGAGCCACAATCCTTGGGATTTTCTTGCTCTCTCAATCCATTAATTACAACATATTATCCAAGACAATCGGATCCAGCTTATAACAATCTTTTAGAAATTTTAAATGTAACTTCAACAACTGTAGAAGTTTATGTTGGATTTAGTAGTTCTTATCCACATACTTTTGTCGGAACAAATCCATCAATTTCAAATCCAATTAAATATTCAACTGGTCAAACTAGATATTCGACTGGAATTGTTACTTTTACAACTGATGATGACGTTGAAAATACTTTAAATAATGGAGAATTAGTTTTATTTAATAATACCGACACTTTACTTGATAAAAAAAGATTTACTGTAGAAAATACTCCTATTTCGTTTGATACATCTATAAATGCTTTTGAAATTAATGTTGATGAACTATCAATTCCATCTCCAGCATATGATATATTAAATTCTTCTGGTTCTTTTGTTCTGGCAACAATACTTTTACCATCTATAAAATCTGGTTATGAATTCAAAGTCTTAGAAACTTTTGGATTAGATACTTTTGTTCTTGATGTTGGTGAAGCACCACAGGAGCATATTTATCTTGGTGGTGGATTAGTTAAAAATGTAACCAGAAAAAAAGGTCCAATTCATATTGGAGTTTCAAGTATAAAGGATGGGCATGTAAGAAATGCACAAATTACAAATACTGGAGTTGGATTTACTCAATTTAATTTATTTACATCTTATAATTTAACTGGATTTTCTGGAGCTGGATCAACTGTTTTAAATTTGGGAAATGTTTCTGGGATTGATACTTATAAAGATTATGTATCTATAGGAACAGATGTAATTTTAAATAAAATTTTATCCGTAGATGAAAGTCTTAGTCAAATACAAATAAAAACTCCATTACCTTCATTAAAACCAGCTAAAACAAAAATTAATATATATCGATTTGATGATTTGGAATTGAATTTTGATGATCCATTATCGTATCAAAATTTAAATCTAGTATACAGCCCAAATTCTGTTCCTGGCATCGGAAGTTATGCTAGAGGAAATGTTAAAATTGGGAACGATGGTAAAATCAAAGAATTTGAATTGCTATCTTCTGGTTATTCATATGGACAAGGTGAAATACTGACAATACCAACGGGAGGTATTACTGGAGTACAAACTTTTTCTGCAAATCAAATTAATGGCATAAGTACTGCTATTGGAATACTTACTGGATCTATTGCATCAGATCAAGATAGATTTGGATTCTCAGTTGGAATAAATTCTACTGGATCTACAATGGTAGTTGGATCTCCATTCGGAGAAGGTCAAATACTTAATTCTTTGGGAATTGGAACTGCTTCTGGTGTTGCGTATGTGTATGATAGATCTGGAATATCATCATTTAGTCAAGTTGGAATTTTAACTGGACAATATTCATACGATTTTAATGATAATTTTGGATATTCTGTTGCAATGAGTGGAACTGGCAACATAATTGTTGTAGGAGCTCCTTTAGATGAAAAAGTTGGATCCGCAAATAATTATGGAACTGCTTATGTTTTTGAAAGAAATTCTGGACCAACATTTGCTCAAGTTGGAATTTTGACAGGAAGCAATTCTACTGGCGGAATTGCTAATTTGAGCCTTTCATATTTTGGTTGGGATGTTGATATTACATCGGATGGTAATTTTATAGTTGTTGGATCTCCAAGAGATCCGAATTTAGTTTCTTCAAGAGTTGGATCTGCTTATGTGTTTGAAAAGGTTGCTGGACCCACGTTCAATCAAATAGCATTGCTACAGGGGTCAAATGCCACCCTTGAGGATAGATTTGGGTTGTCTGTTGCTATTAGTCCAAATGGAAGTCATATTGTAGTTGGTGCCCCTGAAGATGAAGACACTTCAGTTCAAAGTGATAGTTTTGGATTAGTTTATGTATTTGAAAAAGTTGGAGCATCAATTAATCAAGTTGGAATATTAACATCCCCAAAATTAAGTGAATTAAAGAACCAAGATAATTTTGGATATTCTGTCGATGTAAGTGAAAATGGAAATATTATTGCAGTGGGTGCTAAAGATGATTCTTCAATTATTGGTGGGAATACTACAGGATTGGTATATATTTTTGAAAAGATTCAGAATTCGTATTATTTAATTCAGGTCTTAAATGGAACTTATTCAAATGAATCTGGAGATGAATTTGGATCATCATTATCAATGAGTGATGATGGCAATGTGATTGTAATTGGGTCTATCAATGATGAAAAATTAAATCTCCCAAGTTCTTCTGGAGTTGCTTATGTATATGAAAGAAAAACTGACAATTATTTGGGATCAGATTATGTTAATGTTGGAATTATAACTGGAACATATTCGTATAATTTGAATGATAATTTCGCAACATCCGTTGCAGTATCTGGAAATAAAAATAGTTTTATTGTAGGATCGCAATATGATGAATTAACAACGACTGGAATAGGAACATCTGGAGTTGCATATGTTTATGATCTATCAATAGGTAGTACTTTTGAAGAATTTAGAATCCTTGTAGATCAAACCTTTACTGATGAATTTTCTGGTTATGTATTTGGTGATTTGGTAGTATTTGATGATATTAGTAGATTGTTTAATGGAAAAAGAAAAGAATTTCCGTTCAGATTGGGTGGGACACAGATTACTCTGAGAGCTAGACCTGGATCAACATTAGATTTAGAATATAATTTACTTGTTTTTATAAATGATATATATCAAGTTCCAAATCAATCATATACTTTTAGTGGAGGAAGTAACCTCACATTCTTAGAAGCTCCAAACTCTGGAGATAAATGCGTGATCGTATTTTATTATGGAACTACTGAAGTTGATACAAGATTGGTAGATATTTTAGAGACTGTAAAAATTGGAGATCTTGTAACTTTAAACAGTCAAGATTTTTCATTGCAGCAAAATTCAAGAACTGTCACTGATATTAGATCTACTGATATTATAGAAACAAACTCATACTCTTCTCCTGGTGTGAGTGGAGATATTAATTTATTGAGACCAATTAAGTGGTGTAAACAACTTGTCGATAAAGTCGTAGACGGTAAAGTAGTTGGTAAATCTAGAATTCCATACGAACCAGAAATATACCCACAATCACAAATTATAAAAGGTGTGGGAATAGGCAGTACAGAATCAATTTTTGTAGAATCATTAAAAACTTTCTTTGATAGTGACGACGAATATGAAGATATTGGAGTTAATAAAGATTCTCAAGATGACGTTGTAATTATTTCAAATGATATTGGAACTCAAGCAACTGCATCTATAACTGTTGGCACAAACTTAAAAATTTCAAATATTTCATTGCAGTCTGGTGGATTTGGGTATTCGGAGGCACCAGATGTTTCAATTTCAAATCCAAACTTTACGGGAATTGGAACCACTACAAATCAAAGAGCACAAGCTACATGCACAATAGATTCAAATGGATCCATTAATTCCATTACCTTAACAAATCCTGGGTATGGATATAGTACTGTGGGAATACAACCGATAGTTTTTATTGGACCTCCTAAAACTAAATATGAAATTATTGAAGATGTTTTTTATGAAGGTGACTTTGGATGGATAACTGGAATTGCAACAGCTTCGACTTTACAACCAATTTCTACGGTTGGGGTTGTAACTGGAACATATGCATTTAATTCAAATGATTATTATGGTTGTAGAATAGCAACGTCAAATGATGCTTCAACGTTTGTTGTTGGAGCATACAGAGATGAATTGCAAAATCAAGATCCCAATTTGGACTCTGGATTGGCATATGTTTATGATAGGTCTGGAAGCACAGTAACTCAAGTCGGTATCTTGACTGGAAGATATGCTAATAATCAAGATGATTATTTTGGTTGGTCAGTTGCAATGAGTGGGGATGGAAGTATAATTGCAGTCGCATCCCGTCAAGACGAAACACCCGATATTGGAAGTATTACCAATGGTGGAGTCATATATGTTTATGAACGTAGTGGACTATCTTTTACTGGAATTAGTACTTTATTGGGAAGTTTGACTACTGGTACAGCACAAGTTTCTTGGTCTCTCGCAATGAGTGAGGATGGAAGCACCTTAGTTGCTGGATGCAAAACGGCAGGAAATCCAGCTTCTTCTGGAATTACATATGTTTATAAAAAGCAAGGAAATACTTATGTAGAATCTCAAGTTCTTCTTGGCAGTCTTTCAACTCAAGTTTTGGATAATTTTGGAAGTTCTGTTGATGTAAATTCCGATGGAAGTATTATAGTAGTGGGATCAGAAAGAGCTGGAAATGATAATGTAGGTAGAGTTTACGTATTTAAATTAATTAATGGTTCTTATCAAGAAACTGATATATTAAGTCCAGAAAGTTTAACTGATTCTGGAAGTGATTTTGGAAATTCAGTTGCAATCGCAGATGAAAAGAATACTATTATAGTAGGGTCTATCAATGGAGAAGCACAAGGAAATCCATCATCTTCAGGTTTAGTTTATGTTTATGATATTGATGATAATCAAGAGTATTCATTGACTTCAACTATAACTGGATCTCTTTCTATTGATGGTGGAGATTATTTTGGATCTTCTGTTGATATAAGTTCAAATGGAAGAGTAATTGTAGTCGGTGCATATCAAGATGAATCTAGTGGAAGATCTTATGTTTTCAGTAGATCTGGAAATACATTTACTCAGGTTGGAATTTTGACAGGTGCATATTCAAATGAAGTTGGAGATGGATTTGGAAGATTTGTTTTATTAAATAAATTTGGAAATATTATATTTGTTGGAGCAGAGCGGGATGAAGATCCAAATTCTGAATCAGAATCTGGATCGATTTATATCTTTGAAAATCCAACTCCGAATGGATTTGCTAAGAATTTTATATTTGAATTTTATATACCTGAAAATTCATACTTAAGAGATAATACTTTAGGATCACCAATATCAGAATCTCAAATTCAATCTGGATATTATTTTAAAATAAATAAATCAAATGTTGGATCTGGAGTACTTGGATTTGGAATAAATTCCGTAGATGCAAATGATGGAACAATAAGAATATTTGAAGGTGATAGATATCTTGATGGAGTATACCAAGCTTCTTCAGTTTCAATTGCAAGAACTGAAGTTCCTGGACTTTCTGTAGGATTTGGAAGAACAGATATAGTTAGAGTTACAACTCCTGTAGAAAATTATAATAATTTAGATATACCTAGTGGAGGATTTATTGGAAATATTGGTGCTGGATATACATATGGAGAATATTTTGGTGATTTTTCTTGGGGAAGAATGTCAAATCTGAAGAGAAGTAAAAATCTATTGTTTAATTCATACAAAAATGGTGAATCTGGCATATCTTCTTCTCCAACTGTGATAAGAATAAAACCATTAAAGTATGAAAATTATACCCCTAATAATTAATTAATAAATATATATAAAAACAAGCAAATGGCAGCAATTATTACTGATCAGTTAAGAATATTGAATGCTAAGAATTTTCTAAAAGAAATTTCTGATCCATCCAATTCTTATTACACTTTTGTTGGTCTACCAAATCCCTTTGATTATAATCAAAATTGGGACGTAAACCCACCATCCCCCAAGGATAGTTTTGACCAAGAAAACTTTGCTTGGGATAATATGATATCTCTTAAAAAAATAAGAAGTGAGGATGTAAAGCAGGTTGTTAAAAAAATAGAATGGGTTTCTGGTATCATTTATGACAGATATAGAAATAATATTGATAGGGATAATTTAGCAAATCAAAGTAGTGCTACTAGTTTATACTCATCAAATTTCTATGTTGTTACTAGTGATTTTAGAGTTTATATATGTTTGGAAAATGGAGAAGATCCAGAAAATCCCAATGGAAAACCAAGTCTAGATGAGCCAAGATTTACAGATCTTGAGCCAAGATCTGCTGGAAACAGTGGAGATGGATATATATGGAAATATTTGTATTCTATCAATCCATCTGATGTAATTAGATTTGATGCCACTCAATATATCCCAGTTCCAAAAAATTGGGATAGTAATAATGATGTTGCAACTATTAGAGAGAATGCCTTTGATGGCGGTCAGTTAAAAACAATAATTATTAAAGATAGGGGAGAAAATTTAAGTATACCAAATCAAGTTTATAGTAGAATTCCTATTAAAGGAGATGGGTCTGGAGCAGAAGCTACTATTATCATCAATAATGATTCAAGAGTAGAAAGTGTTGTTGTTTCCAATGGTGGAAATGGATATACTTTTGCTAGACTTGACTTGGAAGCAGGTGGATTTCCAGTAGAAGGAATTACAAGACTTCCAGAATTTGAAATTGTTATTCCTCCAAAAAATGGTCATGGAGCAGATATATACAGAGAATTGGGTGCGACTAATATTTTAATATATTCAAGACTTGAAAATGATGATCAAGATCCAGATTTTATAGTTGGAAATCAAATATCTCAAATCGGAATTGTAGCAAATCCATTGGCATTCAATTCAAATGAAATTTTATCTAAAGATAAAGCAAGTGCTGTTGGTGCTATAAAACTTGGAGTTGGATACCAGGATGCATCTTTTAATGCCGATAGTTATATTACTCAAACTATTGGTGTTGGAAAGACTGCTATAGCAAGAGTTATATCATATGATAAAGTTACTGGAATATTAAAGTATTGGACCGATAAGACAAATTACGGATTTGATTTTACTGGAAATCAAAATAATCCTCAATATGGATTTGAAGCATTTAAATTTACTGCAAGTCCAGAAATTGGAGGAAGTATTAATATTGTTGGAAATCTTTCCACAGTTCCTATAGATACTAATTTTGGAACATCAATAAATCCTGGTATAAGTACCACAATAAATAGTAGAACATACTATGTTGGTCAACCTTTTGTTCAAGGATTGTCTAATCCAGAAGTCCAAAAATATTCTGGAGATCTAATATATGTAGATAATAGACCTCCAATAACAAGGTCGCAAAACCAAAAAGAAGATATTAAAGTTATTTTGCAATTTTAAAAAGTCATGCCCCAGGAAACTAATTTTAACGTATCTCCATATTTTGATGATTTTGATAAAGATAAAGATTATTACAGGGTTTTATTTAAACCAGGATATCCAGTACAAGCTAGAGAATTAACAACTTCCCAATCTATACTTCAAAATCAAATTGAGCAATTTGGAAGTAAGTTTTTTAAGGAGGGTGAGATAGTAATTCCTGGGACGGTTAGTTATAATAATCCAATATACGCAGTAGAAATTGATCCAAGTTATAATGGATTTCCAATTTCTTTGTATTTTAAATCACTATTAGGGAAAAAAATACAAGGACTGTCAAGTGGAGTAACAGCAGAAGTACTCGATTTGATAGAAGATAAAAACTCTGAGAGGGGCAATTTTACTTTATATGTCAAATATTTGGAAAGTGGTGGGCAAGATTTAACAATAAAGCAATTTCAAGATGGAGAAACTTTAGTCTCTTTGTCCATTGTAAGTTATGGAGAAAATAATAAATTTTCTATCCAAGCAAATCAAGGAATTTTCAACACAATTTCAATAAATTGCAATTCTAAAGCATCTTCCGTATCCATTTCCGATGGAGTATGTTTTGTTAGAGGAATATTTGCAAATGTATTAAATCAATCATTAATTCTTGAACAATATAACACAAATCCTTCATACAAAATAGGATTTGATATTATAGAAAAAATTGTAAACTCAGATGAAGATGAGTCACTTTTTGATAATGCACGTAGTTTTACTAATTATACTGCGCCTGGAGCAGATAGACTTAAATTAGAATTAATTCTTTCAAAAAAAGAATTAGATGATATTGAACTAGATGGATTTGTTGAAATAATGAGGGTGGTTAACGGCATTCCTCAATTTCCTAGAGCAAATGTTTCAGAAATAAAACCAGTTCTTGCAGCTAAAACAGAATCTGCAAAAGTAATATCAGATGTAAGTGGTGATTTTTTTGTAAAACCGTTTACAGTTTATGTTAGAGATAGTCTTAATGATGGAGTTTTAAATAATGGTGTTTATTTTAGCAATCAAACAACGGTATCTGGAAATACGCCATCAGAAGATAAATTAGTATATCAAATTGGACCAGGAAAGGCATATATTGGTGGATATACGGTAGAAACCACATCCGCAAGACTTTTGGATGCCCCTAAACCAAGAACCTCTTTAGATACATGCACAAAAGAAGTTATTTCTTATAATGCTGGAACTTTATTCATACTCAACAATACATTTGGATCACCATCTGTTGGTCTAGGAACAGATTCAACTATAAGTTTAATGAGTAACCGTCTAGGACTTAACAGATCGGTAGCAGCTGGAACTACTATTGGAGTGGCAAGAGTTTATGATTATGTTCCAGAAAGTGAATATAAAGATAATTTAAGTAGAATGCATCTTAGATTATTTGATATTCAAACATATACTGTTTTAAATTTTGAAAAATCAATTCCAGTATTTAAACCATCCCACTTTCAAGGTGCCAAATCTGGAGCTACTGGACATGCATTAGATTTTTCTCCTGTTATTGACATATCTTCTGCAACATTTAATACTGTTGGAATTGAAAGTGTATTTTTCTCCTCAACTGGAATAACTACAATAACAACTTTTACAAATCATAATCTTAATGTTGGAGAAAGAATTTATATTAATGGAAGTGGAGAAGAGCAATTAGATTATCAAACGGCTGGAAAATTTACTGTACTATCGGTAGATAATATTCTTATTCCTAGAGTTGGACTGGGAACTACTGCTTTAGCAGATCCTGGACAAGGATTTACAATCGATGTCAATGAAGGAATTGGAGGACTACAACCTTCTGATCTTTTATTCTCTGTAAGTGGATTTGGAAATTTAACGGAAAGCACAGAAAACGCAAGAATTAACGCAACAAGTCATGGATTAATTGGTGGAGAAGATATTTACATAGAAAATTCCAGTAATCCAAATTATAATGGCAATTTTACTGTTGGCACAATTATTAATGCAAATACATTTACGTTATCTGGATTAACAGCAGAAAATTATTATTTTGGTCCAACTTCTGCCGTTTGGACTAAACCAGATTCTGGATTAGTTGGACTTACTACAATAAGATTATATGAAGTTAATGGAAAATTTCTTAATAATGAAAGAGTAATCATTAACGGTATAGAGCAAGGAAGAGTAATTAAAAACGTTTTAGAATATGATCTTAATGATGTAAAATCTGTATATTCTTATTCTGGAATTTCCACATTCAATGCAGATTTGATATTAGATAATAAGTCATCGTTAGCACCATCTGGTACTCTTTTTAGAGTAAGTGCGGCATATAATGGAATATCAACAATATCTTCAGTATCATTTGGCAGGATAACTGAGAATTTAAAAGAAAATGATATAATTCTTTGGAACAATTATAAGGCACCAGAAGGTTTAGATGGAGTTCCTATTCCAACTTATAACAAAGTTTTAACAATTGATCCTGATGGAAAATCATTTACTGTAACTGGAATAACTACAGTAACAAATTATATTTCAGGTGGTGTTTTTGTAGATATTGCAAATCAACCAAATGAAGTAACAAATATACAAAAAGTTTCATCATTAATCTATGGTTCACCAGATAGTGAATCTTTATTGACAAAATTAAATAATATTAATATTTCATCCATAGATATTGAAAATAATTTAATAACTCAAAGAAGATTATTTAAAAATGTACCTGTAAGTGGCAATCAACTTACAATTACTATTAGTCCAACGGAAGAAGATTTATTCTTTGCCGAATTTGATGAAGATAGATATGTAATAACATATTCAAATGGAAATAAAGAATCAATTAGATTTGATAAATTTAGCATTGGTCCGTCTGGAAAAACGGCAACGTTTGTTGACTTATCCCAATCAACTGGATCTGTAGATGTTATATCTACTATTACAAATACATCATTAAATTCAAAAACTAAAAAATTTAATAGATCTGAAGTTTTAAATATCAAAAGGTCAAAGTATCCATCTTCTGGAATAGGACAAACTACATTAAATGATGGATTAACTTATAGTTTAGTTTATGGAACTAGAATTCAAGATAATGAAATATCTTTAAATATTCCAGATGTTGTTAGAGTCATTGGAGTGTTTGAATCTAGCAATGAAAATGATGCAACACTCCCAAGTCTTCAAATTACTGGGTCTAATGCTCAGAATTATGTTGTTGGCGAACAACTTATAGGCGAAACAAGTGGAGCTGCAGCCCTATTAATTAATAAAGTTGATACAAATGTCTTAGAATTTGTTTATTTAAATTCAAAGACATTTGAAAAGGGTGAGGTTTTATTAGCAAAAGAATCATCCTTAAGGACTAATGTAAATTCAATATCATTGGGCGATAGAAATATAACTCAAAATTTTGATCTCGATAATGGACAATCCTCATCTTACTATGGATATTCCAAATTAATTAGAAGAAAAAATATTGAAGAACCTAAAAAATCATTAAAGATAGTTTTTCAACATTATTCAGTAGACCCATCTGATACTGGTGAAATTTTCACAGCAAATAGCTATTCTGAAAATAACTTTAAGCATGATGTTCCAATCTATAATGATAATAGAGTTAGTGATTATTTAGATTTAAGACCAAGAGTATCTAAATATGATCTTTCATCGGATAAATCTCCATTTGAATTTTCATCAAGATCTTTTTCTTCTGATGGACAATACTCAAAATATATTTTGGCACCAGGAGAAAATATCCAAGTTTGTTACAAATATTATGTTGGAAGAATTGATAAAATAGTATTAAATTCAGATGGAACATTTTCAGCAATTCAAGGAACTCCTGGAATACGTCCTATTGAACCAGATGTTCCAGATAATTCATTGGAAATTGCTAAAATAAATCTTCCTCCATATGTCTTCAACATACAAAATGTTGAAGTAAGTGTTGAAAGGCATAGAAAATATACAATGCAAGATATTTCTCTTCTTGAAGATAGAATCAAGAGATTGGAAGAGTTTACTATCTTAACAACTTTAGAAAATAAAACAGAAAATTTAAGTATAAAAGATGCAGATACTGGGTTAGAAAGATTTAAGTGTGGTTTCTTTGTAGACACATTTAAAAATACTAATTTACATAATGAAGAGGATCCAGATTATAAAGTATCTATTGACGATCAATTAAATGTTTTAAGACCAACTCATTACACAACTTCACTTGATATGCAGTTGGGTTCTGAGGTTATTTCTGGAGTTGGCGAAACATTTGATCCAACAAAGGACCATGATTATGTTTCAGATCTTGGATCTGATGGAATAAGAAAGACGGGAGATCTTATAACATTAAATTATCAAGATATTGAATATTTTAATCAACCTTATGCAACTAGAACTGAGAGTGTAACTCCATTTTTAGTTAAATATTGGACTGGTTCTATACAACTCAATCCTCCAAGTGACACTTGGATTGAGGAAAGAGAAATTGTAAATCAAAGTTTCAATACAAGAACTACAAATTTACCACAAGAACCAGATATTAATGTATCAATTACTCGTAATGTAATTAGAAATCAGGTTGTTTTTAGAAATGAAGTTGTTACACAAAGAGGTATTTGGAGAAGAAGATGGATTACTTCTAATGGAAGTTTTTGGAGAAGATCTGGATGGTCTAGAGGAAACCGCAATTGGAGAAATGCCAACTGGGTAGAATCATTTAGATACAATACAAGAGGTCTTTCTACAAGTGTCGTAAATGTTAATGGAAGACAGGCTGTACAATTTAGAGCATATAAGTGGGGCATTACAGAAGCTGACATAAATTGGCTTTCTAGAATTCTTCCAAGAGATGTTGCAGATTCTTATATAACTCAAATTCGTCAAAGAACACCAAATCAAGCTATTTTCCTCAATTATGCTCCAGGATCCCCAGATATTACAAGAGTTACTGAGTCTACAACTACATCAGTAGTTGCTGAAAGTAGTACAGTAAGAACCACTATACCTCCAGAAATTAGAGAAGAGACGACAGTTGAAGAAAATATTTCAAACTTTACTGAGCCAACTAGATTCTTAAGAAGTAGAAATATTGAATTTGATGTTAAGGGATTAAGGCCAAGAACAAGATTCTATTCATTCTTTGAAGGAATTGATGTTAATAAGTATATTATTCCAAAACTTCTTGAGATAGAAATGATTTCAGGAAAGTTTGAGATAGGTGAAATCATAGAAAGTGATCCACACTTTACATCCAAAAAAATTAGATTTAGAGCATGTAAGCCAAATCATAAAGTGGGACCTTTTGCAAATCCAACTGAAACATTTAATTTAATTCCATATAGACAAAGTGCTCCACCAGAAAATTACACTGAAGCATCTGATTATATTAATGTAGATACAAGAGCTTTACAATTATTATCTGAAGTAGATTTTTATGGTGAAATTGCTATCAATATGAAAATTATTGGAAAAAAATCTGGTGCAATTGCAAGAATTACAAATTCAAGATTGGTTTCTGATAATACAGGCAGATTGATAGGATCACTATATGTTCCAGATCCAAAAGTTCCTGGAAATCCACAGTGGATTAATGGAGAAAATACATTTACAGTTATTGATACTCCATCACTTTCAGAACTTGCATCTGGAGATCAGAATGTCACAAATGAAAGTTCCGCGGAAGAGGATTTTACCTCCTCATCTACAACAAATGTAACGCAACGAAATATTTTAACTACAAGAAATACAATTATTAGACCATCTAGAAATGTTAATACTACAACTATAACAAATACTCAAACTACCACAACTGCAATTACAAATACAACAATTCAAGGAAGAGGAGATAGATTAACAACTAGATGGGAAGTTAGAGATCCTTTAGCACAATCATTCTATGTTAAAGATGAAACTGGAATATTCTTAACAGGAGTTGATGTATATTTTGAAACTATTGATGAATCAATTCCAGTAACTTTACAAATTCGTACAATGGAAAATGGAACTCCTACAAATACCGTTTTACCATTCTCAGAAGTTACCTTAGATCCATCATCTATTAATGTTTCGACTGATGGTACTTTAGCAACTAGGTTTAGATTTGCATCTCCAGTATATCTTTCTGGACCACAGGCTCAAGAAGTCAGAGGAGCTCCTATTGCAAGTGAAGTAAGCAATGAATATGCTGTAGTTTTGCAGTCGAATAGTTCTAATTATAGGGTGTTTATTTCAAGACTCGGTGAAAATGATATCTTAACAAATGTCAAGGTAGGATCACAACCTACTTTGGGAAGTTTGTTTAAATCACAAAATGGAACTACTTGGACTCCATCTCAATTGGAAGACTTAAAATACAAACTGCATAGAGCAGATTTTGTTAATAGTGGAGTAGTTAGATATTACAATCCAAAATTATCTTTAAAGAATAATAAAGTTACTGTTTTGGGTGAAAATCAAATAACTGCATTATCCAAGAGATCTGTAGCAAAAATAGCAGGAAGTGAAACTTTAAAGGCTGATGTTTTACCAGGAGTTACAATTTATCAAGAAAATAGAGCTAAATCAAAACTAATTGGCATAGGTGGAAGTATAACATCTGGAATAGGCATTACGATTTCAAATCCTGGAATAGGATATACTCCAACATCTGGAACATATACATTCAATAATATATCCTTGATATCAGTAACGGGTTCAGGAAAGGGAGCTTCTGCTGATATAACCGTAAATAATGGAGTCATCTCTTCCACAAATATAATTAATGGTGGATATGGATATCAATCTGGCGATCAATTGACTATTCCATCAATTGGTCAAGATGTTGGATTTGGAGGACAGTTTACAGTTAATTCAATTTCAATAAAAAATACTTTAATTTTAGATAATATCGTTAAAGGATCTTCCACATCATCTGGATCATTATTTGATTCTCTACCAATATATTATGTACCTCAAAGTGGAATTGGAACATATGTAACTGAATCTGAATCAATAGTTGAAATTTTAGATGAAGATCTTGTTTATGATGGTCAGCATTTATTATTTAACGCAATAAATCATGGAATGCATTCAAATCAAAACTATGTAAGAATTAGTAACATTCGTCCAGAAGAAGATGAACCTAATAGATTGTTGGGAGCATCTTTATCAGCAACCGAAACTACTTTAATTAATATTGGTGATACTAGTGGATTTGAAACTTTTGAGGGATCACCAATATCTAACACAAATCCTGGTTATGTGATTATTGGAAATGAAATTGTAGGTTACACGACTTATACTGCAACTTCTTTGGGAGGTGGGTCACAAACTATATTGAGAGGTATTGATGGAACAGAATCTCAACAATATGATACAAATATTCCAGTGTATAGGTATCAATTCAATGGAATTTCTTTAAGAAGAATTAATAAAATTCACAATTTAGCTTCTGTTGATACAGATACTCATCCCGTAACATTGAATTCATTCTATATCAAAGTTCCTTCTTCGGATACGGATATTAATGTGGATCCCAATACAGTCATAGGTCCAGATATTGGAAATAGTATGGTTTTTGATCAAACATCTATTCTCGGTGATTCTGGAGCAATTGTTTCTACCAACATACAATATGAAATTTTAACTCCAAATTTTGCCACTATTAAATTGGCAAGAACAAATATAAATGCAAAAGTACGTACATTCAGTGCGACAAGTGTTCATGGAAATGAGTCTTCATTTGAAGATCAGGGATATGTTGATATCTCCCTCGATCAACCAATTTCTTTCCCAACTCCAAGATTAATTGCTTCCGTAGTTAATGAAGAAAGAAATATTAAAAATGTTCCTGGGAATAGAAGTCTTTCAATGGAAATTACTTTAACAACTGAAGATAGTAGAGTATCTCCAGTAATTGATGATGTTACAACTAGTGTAATACTGACTTCAAATCTCATAAATGCACCAGCTGGAGTTGGAAAAAATTCTTTATTCGCAGATGTAGAATACATCAGAGGTGGTGATGATCTTCATGAAGCTGTTTATATAACAAAACCAATAGGATTAAAGTTGCCTGCAAATTCACTAAAAGTGTTTTTAAAATCTTCTAGAAGTGAAGATAATGATATAAGAGTTTTGTATAAACTTTTTAGAAAAGATTCTCCATCTGGTAATTCAAACTTTGAGCCATTCCCAGGATTTTCAAACTATCAAGTAGACTCTTCTGGAATAAAGAGAGTAATAGATGCATCAAAAAATGATGGATCTGCAGACTCTGAAGATACATTTTCTTCTGGACTTGCTTACAATGATTATGAATATACAGTTGATAATTTACCAGAATTTACTGGATTTGCGATAAAAATTATTTTGGCTTCAAAAAATCAGGCTCAACCTCCTTTAGTAAAAGATTTGAGAGGAATCGCAACACTTAAACCTTCAATTTAGTATCATGAAAAATAATGATCTGAATGAATTTATCGAAGTTCAGGGTAATCCAAATTTAGTTAGAGATACTCAAACAAGTGGAATCATAAACGTGAACGAATCTGAATATAAAACTTATATTGAAAATTATAAAAGAAAATACAATGAAATTAATAGAATTAAAAATTTAGAAAATGATGTAATTGAAATAAAAGGTGATTTGAATGAAATAAAAGACTTACTAAGATCTTTATTATCAAAATAAATATTTTTAATCCAATTCAAAGACATGGCACAACCTTCAACAAGACAAGAATTTATTGATTATTGTTTAAGAAAACTTGGAGCGCCAGTTCTTGAAATTAACGTAGCAGAAGAACAAATTGAAGATTTGGTAGATGATGCATTACAACTTTTTAATGAAAGATGCTATGATGGTTCTTATTCTACTTTTTTAAAGTACAAACTATCGCAAGCAGATATTGATAGAGGGACTTCAAAACCTCCAACTGGACCAGGAATAAGTACAATTAGTATTGGAAATTATAATTATTATGAGAATGCTAATTATATACAATTACCTCCCCATGTCTTAGGAGTAAGAAAAATATTCAAATTTGAAGGTGATAATACATTATCGGCAGGTTTGTTCAGTATTAGATATCAATTGTTTTTAAATGATGTTTATCATTGGGGATCATTAGATCTTTTAACATATGCAATGACAAAAACATATCTTGAAGATATTAATTGGCTTTTAACAACGGAAAAACAAATACGATTTAATAAAAGACAAGGAAGATTATATTTGGATGTCGATTGGAAATCATTAAAACCAGATAATTATTTAATAATAGATTGTGATAGATTAATGGATCCTTCAGAGTATACGAAAGTTTGGAATGATAATTTTTTAAAGCAATACACAACTTCTTTGATAAAAAGGCAATGGGGACAAAACTTAATGAAATTTCAAGGAGTTAAACTTCCAGGTGGATTGGAGTTTAATGGAAGACAGTTGTATGAAGATGCTCAAAGAGAAATTGATGCTTTAATGGAAAAAATGTCCTCCA